AACTGCAAAAAATCTGTTGGCTTGTACGCACCCGGATGCGGGCGTACCATGATAGTGCGGTCTGTATATTTTCTTATTTCGGCAATTTTTTGTGTTAGCCATACCAATGGATCCAATGCTTTCATAGCAAATCCACCATCTCGTTGCATACAGATCAACACATGTCCGCCGGAATTGGTCTGTGGTGGGTCTAATGAAATGCCCAACGCTTGACTGATCTCTTGCCATTTGCTACTGTCGCTGTTGCGGTTGGCATATTCTGCTCGATCATAAAATGGACCATCTAAACTGTAACGTAGGTAGCTGCTGGCATTGTCTAGATATTTCCAACAACTGGCATCGATGCACATGGTATGGAATCCATGTCGGCGTTGTTGTGAGATGATTTCTTTTCTCAATGCTATGTTTGGCCCGCCGGTATTTGTTGTAGCCCACCCCAGCATCAACGCTAACCGACTGGGAGTATATCTGTGAGCAGTCTCAAGCGTAACACTGTGCCCGAGTTTGCTTACACCGGCAGCAAAACTTTCCAAGCATTGTGTCTTCCTGATGTGTTTCTGGAAGTTGGCCACACTGGAGATATAAACTACAACATCAACCATCGTTTAGTATGCGCCAAGCTGTGCCATCACGCATTTCCACTTCGGTAAATTGGCAATAGGCCATGTGTCGAGCCCATGCGGCAATCTCGTCGAGGCTTGGGGTTTTGATTGTTTCAAGATCAGAAATGCTGGTGCTGCATACTGCTGCGGCTGCATTGGGCCCTAGTGTGATTGCTGGTTTGCCAAACAAGATTGCTTCGCCGGCTGCAATACTGCTGTAGGTGATCAAGCAATAGATATCTTGATCCAATGCCATTTCTATAGTGTTATCGTTTATCCTGGTACTACGACCTTGCTTGCGCCGGATCACTACTTCTCTATCCGTATGAGTACCGATCTCGGCCAGAGTCTGGGTCAGCCATGTTTCTAAATCAATGTCGTATAGATTCAGCAGTTTTTGGCTGGGTGGTGCCAGTAATATTTTGCTGCCATCGGCACGTACTTTTTTCAAGCTGACGCCTGTGCGATCTAATCTGTCAGATGGGCGTTCTCTCACAGGCCCAAAGTTCTGTACATCGTTGCGTGTGATGCGATGATAGTTTTTCTTCTTGCCATTGCCAAAGTAGCCGGTATCGATGTAGTAGAAATCTCTGCCGGCCTCACGGCAGGTGTCCATCTGTTTGCGTTTGGTTATGCCGCGTAGCACCACAGGGGTGTTGGTGTTTTCTTCTTTTGACCAGGTGCTGATCTGACCGCCAGCACCTTGCACAAAACTTTGTAATGTAGGATCGTACATGTGTCCTTTTCTTTCATATCTATACTCACTATCCAATGCCACTATGCGATCAACTGGTAATTCAGCGATCTGTTGCATGAGTGCTTGTTGTGTGATACCATAGTATAGCCCTGCTGGATCCACACGGTATTTCAATATGTCATCGAACAGCTTTCGTATCTCTGGAACCACCATGTCCAGTACATGTTTTTCCAACGGTGGCGAATATTGTTCTTCTTCGGACATCATAGTCTCTGTTGGCAATGCTCAGTGAGCTGTCGTTCCGCATGCCAGTGTTCGTTCATTGGCGTGTCTTTGAATTCATCAAAGCAAGGCGTGCCTAGTGTGTAGTGCAGCAGTTTTGCATCAGGATTGGCACCGTATTCATCGGGTAACCAATTCCACTCTTTTGGCAGCTCGCCCAGTCGTTCATCATCTATCCAGGAGAAACGATGCAGGAATGCGCCTGTTGATTTTTGCACAAATTCAGGAGTGAGCTGTCTATTTCGTATAGCATTGCAATTCCACAATATCACACTTGACCAGTTTTTACGTGGGTAATCTTCATTGGGACTGCCCAGATACTTCTCTTTCATTCGAGTCTTGTAGTCATGTTTGACCACCATAGCATCTCGGGTGTATTCTTTGAGATTCCATAGCTCGGTAATATCCCCACGAACGATCATGTCCCCATCAATGAATATGGCCCAACCCTGGTGATCCATGAGATACGGCACTAGGAAACGTGTGTAGATAAAGTGATTGCTACCGTCAGTATGTGTTTCGGCATAGTCTTTGAACAAGTTCAACGCCACAGGTACAATAGCCACTGGACTGGTGCTGTTGCGTATGATAGAATTTACGCAGGTGTGATACGCGATGGCTTCTCTGGGATCGTACCCCACAAAAACAGGAATTGGTTTCATGAAGATATTTATAGGCGTAGATTACACCGTGATATCTTCCATGCCTGCTGTTCTAAGTCGCACCACATGCCCCATCTGCCATTGTTTGGTATCCAGACCTTTCATTATGCCCAGCCACCGATTGCGCAAGTATGCTACTTCGTTGATGATAGTTTCATAGTCAATCACTTCGTCCTCGCCCTCCACGTACTTTTCTGCATCTCTCGAGGTGAGTGCCCGGGCATAGCCTTCAAGATACTTCTGAAAGTGTTTTCTACGGATCTTGCGTAGTTGTATGTTGAGATAGTTTAACACAGCTTCAATCTCCTGAAGCTGATTAAATCTCTGTTCAGTAATGCCCGGCAATGCTGTGATATTGCGTTCTACCAAGCCGCCAATCTTGCAGTCTTTTTTAGCATCATCAAGCTCGCGCTCGTAGTGAGTTATAAAGTCTGGGATAGAACCTAGATTGGCGACTACACGGCTGTACCACATTAATTTTCCCAGTCGTCTTCGCGATAGTCTTCTTCTGCATCAATGCCATCATCTTCATCGTCATCATCTGTGTATGATTTATCGTTGTCAAGATACGCTGTGAGAGCTCGTTTGATGTCTGCATCGCCTTTGAATGTGTCTTTGATATCATCTACATCACAGTCGTTGTCGATCAAGATGGCCACCACTGTCTCTGCTGCTTCATTGCGATCCACTGTGTTCACATAACGCTTGAGTTCTGACCACAATTCGCTGGCCACTGCTACTGCTTCACTCATTCTGCTGCCTCCTCGATGGTACTTACCTCTTCTTTGTGATTTCCAAAATCTGCCATGGCACGATCCAAACAGCCTTCTTCATTGGCTTCCCACTTCTTGCGGAACTTCTTGATGATCTCACCATCGCTGGTCACAAACACCAGACTGTTGCCTTCCTTCTTTAAGAGATTGCGTTTCTCCATGAGATCCACCATGCCGGAGAAAGGACTCATTCCTGTTTCATAAGGAATCTTGACCTGCACACCTTCAAACGGTTTGGCATAGCGTGTTTTCATCACTTTGCAGGCAGCACGGATACCCATCACATCAGTGATCTTGTTGCCGTCTTCATCTTCTTTCAGCTTGAGTTTCTTCATGGCCACAACAATTGAGCTGGCATAGATGAAACCTTGACCGCCGGAGATCTTGTCATCGGGATCAAACATGTCTTGACTTGCGTATGTGTGGTTGGTACAGACCAGGCCCACATTGTAGCTACCAAACATGTTCACACAGTTACGCACAAGACTGGTCAGTGCCTTGGGCTTGCGACCCATGTCACCTTTCATGTCGCCTGCATCAAACTGATTCACATCAGTGGGTGTGAGCAACATGCCCAAGCTGTCAATCACAAACATTACTTTAGGTCGCTCACCGTCGGGCAGGGCCTTGTAGTCGCTCATGAATGTACTGATGGTTTTGGCCACATCGTCGATCATGGCCATGCTGAGTTTAAGCAGTTTGTCTTGACCGGTATCCACACCCAATGCTTTGAGCCAATCCTCGTCCAGTGCGTTCTCGCTGTCGATCAACACCACATAGATACCCTGTGCTTGGGCGTTCTTGATGATGTTGCCAGAGCAGATATAACTTTTACCTGCGCCAGATTCACCGGCAAACACAGTGACCTTGCCCAGAGGAATACCTTTGTTGAAGTCGCCGGAGATGAGATAGTTCAAGGCATAGTTGCCTGTGGAGATCCAGTCTGTAGGATCGTTGAAACCAATGCTCAATCCTTCGATTGACTTGGTGATTTCCTTGCGGAATTTTGAAACGTCAAAAGGTTTACCCATATATTACCTGTTATGAAATGAAAGAACACAGAGGGGTTGCCCCTCTGTGTGGTGCTATTACTTGTTCTGACGAGAACGGATCATAGCCAGGATGTCCTGGGTCTTGCTATCACCGGCAGGCTTGGTCACTGGAGCAGTGGCCACTGCTGGCTCATCGTCAAAGTCATCTGCTGCCTTGGCAGGTGCTGCCACTCGCAAAGCTGGCTTGGGAGTGTCTTCATCCACATCAACAGCAGGTGCTGCGCCAGCAGGTGCATTCACACCAGCAGGGCGGAAGTACTGACCCCAACGCTCTGTGTCGTAAGGCTGTCCATCTACTGATGCTTCGAACATTTCCTTGATCACACGCAGTTCCACGTCAGTGGGCTTCTTGGGTAAGAAAGTGTTCAAGTCAAACAGGCCATGTGCATCCACTGCTGCTTGTTCCACATCAGTCAATGCAGATTCTTTACGAGCCCACTTGCTGCTGTTGTAGTCAGCGAATCCACCTTTTTGTGTTTTGCTGATACGGAAGTCCAGGCCGCTCATGTAGTCAGTTGGCAGGTTTTCCAACTCAGGATCCATCAACGCACCTTTGATCAAGGTGAATAACTGTGGTCCAATGATGAACTTGCGAATGGGATTTTCTGGAGTCTTGTCGTCTGCGATGGGATTCTCACGCACGAATCCTTGAAAGATGTAGCTGCGTTTTTTCCAGTACTTGCGACCCATATCTTCAAGACTCTTGTCCTTGAACCAGGTACGCACTTCTGCCAAGATTGGGCAGGCGTCGCCCCACATCTCCACGCATGGTACCTGTACCATGACCTGTTTGGAATCCATCTCACCTTTGACGCCATTGAATGGCAGTCGGATCATGGCTCGTTCCACCCAGAAGAATGTGTTCTTGGAATTGCCGTCGGGTAAAAAGCGCAGGGTGGCTGATTGACCTTCTTCCATATTCCAATGTGGATAAATGGATCTGTCACCGCCTCCAGTGGATTGCCCACCTTTGTTCTCTGCTGCCTGTAGTCGTGCTCGGATTTCTGCTAAAGTTGCCATATTGTGTTGCCTTTCTATGCTTTAATATGATTAAAAATATTTAAGATTAACTTAAATGTGTTGCCTACAAGGTTATTATACACAGCCTTGTCTGTGTTTGCTACCTTTACGGTAGCGAAATTTGCCTATCTAGTTGCTTACGGAAGTGTGTGCCACTGCACACCCTTCTTTTGTTTGTTTTATTTATGTTATCTAATCAAAGCCAAGGATTTTATTCTTGCCAGCAATGCATCACCTTCACGTGATTCGTAATTGAGCGAACGTCCGGATTCGTCCATGCTATCGCCCGGCAAGTCACGTGTGGTAATATCCGGAGACCGAACTGGCATGGCCACTGCTCCTGTGTCTTTACGACCAAGTCGTGCTGTTTCAGCATCGCTTTGATCTGGTTCTTCGTCGCTGTAGTCATAACCTCTTTGACCGGCAGTTGGCCGCTTTGGCTGTTCAGGTGCTTTGCCGTTGTATCCTTGTTTTACACCTTTGAAGAAATTGCTTATGGGCTCAGAGATGTTGTCGGCTGTCTTGCCAAGGAAATCACGTGCTGAGCGGGCTGCTTGCCCTACCACATCGCCGACATCTGTCATGTCTTCATCTATGCCATAGGCATTTTTGAACAGGTCCTGATTGTCTTGCATGCTGTTTTGTGCGTCAATGGTTGCACCTTTGCTTTTTTGTGCTCTGGTGTAGCCGGTTGGCGAGTAGTCATTTGGCATGGCATCTCTTTGAAACTGGCCAAATCCTTTTTGAACATTCTGATCATGATTGAAAGACTTGAGCAGGTCTGCATCTGACTGTGGTGCCCATGGGATCTCAGGATACCGTTTGTTCCAGACTTTCATGTTTCCCTGTTCCCGATCGCGGGCTGCTTGTAGCAATGGAAAATCAGGATGCTCTTCGGGATACTTGATTGCGCGGGGAGGAGGTGGGCCACGCAATGCGCTGACTTCGGGTTCTGCCTTGAACAAACTCTTCACAGCATTCGCTGCCTTGCCGCCTAATTCACCTGCGCCCCGAAGTGCTGCACCCATGCCTGGCATGCCGCCTTCATCCAGGTCTTCGATCAGCCGAGAGCCAGTGGCCAGGATGCTGAGATTCATTTCCTCCAACCAGCACTCTTTTAGGCCATGCACAGGGCAGTAGTTGTTTTCCATGGTGTAGTTGCACTCTTCCAAGGGCGCACTTTCTTCCAGCCCGGCAGATATTTCAATGCGTGGGATTCCGTCGGCAGTGTAAGATACGGATGGACTGGTTAGGTTGTTGTCAGGCATCTGTTGTTGCATGCGTGTTATTCTGTCTCTTTGATCTTGCGTCATCTGATCCCGTGCAGCCATACGCATTATCCTATCTCTCTGAGCTTGGGTGTCACTGGACATGCCGGTTGCTGCCGGTTGGCTATCTTTGTAATCCCACTGTGGCTCATCAATTGCCAACTCTGGATTCTTTATCAGATCGACTGCTTTGACTGTTCTTGGTGCTATTGTTGGCAGGCCTGCAGCCGTTTTCATAGCATCCAATGGGTCTGGCTCTGTCTGCTGCTTGGTTAGATCAAGGGCAGCAACACGGCGAGCATCCGGGGAGGCTAATGGTGTGGGAGTGACCTGAAATCCTTTAGGATTACGACGCATTATTTCAGACCGAGCTTGATCCTCTTCCACGGGTGCGGGCTTGGCCAGGCTTCGAGTGGTTGCCCCGCTGGGCAAGACATTGTTCTTTAATGAATTAAAAGCATTAGGGTCTGCTGGCGCAGGTGCTGCTGCCGGAGCAGGTGGGGGCGGTGCCGAGGCATTAGGTTTGCCGGTCAATCGATTGATACCCGGAGCAAGATTGGTCGGGGCTCCACCGGCAGTGGGGCCTGTGTATTCTGCTGCCGGAGGCGGTGCTGATTTGGGCACAAACTGACCACCGGTGGCATCTTTCACTGCTTGCTGCACAGCAGGGTTGGTGCTGGCACCAACCACTGGTCCTGCTGCCGGTGATGTTGTGGGCGTGGGTCTAATGGTCAATTGCCCAGTGGAAAGCGCATCAGCTGGCAGCGGTTGAGTAGCAGCAACTTCTGGATATTTGCTGGGATCGCTCGGTGGTGGAAATTCGCCCTCGGCTTCGTCTATCATGTCATTTGTGCCATGCTGTGCATAGTGATAGAATGAATTGGCCACATCACCTAAAAAATCTTCATCATTGATTAAATTCATAGCAGACTTTGGTGTCATTCCCAACGCAATCATTTCGGGATAAACTGCTTGAACAAATTGATCAGAATCCACATCCAACATGGGCTGTTTCTGTGCCAGTGTTTTACCAATTTTTTCATACATGAATTCACTGGATTCTTCAATGCGAGATTCTTTCAGTGGCACACCTGCCAAATGGCGCATGCGTTGAAGGCTTTCAAAGGTGCTGATGTTGTCGGCTTCATTTGTATCCTTACCAACAAAAAATCGAGAATTACTTGGCGGATTTTTTGTAAGGAATTGCGAAGCGATATCATCGTCTTGTGTGACAGTGACTTTGTGCATGCCTCGACTATCAGGGCCTGTGACACTGGCTGTTCTTTCTCGAAAATCTGGGCCAGTAGTTGTGCGTTGCCCGCCAACTCTTGCGTCCATCGGTTGCCCAATTTTTTGGAAATTTGCTATGCGATCATCTTGATCTGGATCATCCATGTTTTCGTCTGGAGATTGATCTACAAATTCTTCCGCCATTGCCTGTTGTGGCCGAGCGTCCATGTCAGGTGCAGCACGGTCAGGCATCTGTATGCCCAGTGCCTGCAATATGTCTTGTACTTCGGTGTCATCCCATAAATTGGCATCGGGATCTTGTGCAGCCAAATCTTCAATACGGTTGAACAAATCATCATCACCGATGATATCACGCAGTTGCTCTTTGGCATTGGTACCGTCTGGTCCCACGATCAATTCGCCACTCATGAGTGTTTTGAGCTTGTTCAGTTGTTCCGGAGTTTCGGGCAGGTTCCAGTGGCTTTCTGTCACGCTATTCACCCAGTTTTCAAATATGTCAGCTTCTTTCATTTCACGTCCTCTTTGTATTTTTGCCAACAGCGGTAGAGCTTGCTCAATCCTGTCGTCAATGGTCTGTTCTACGAACAGTGTTTTGATATCTTCTACCAATTGGTCTTGTTCTGTGATGTCCGCAGGATGCCAAGATTCAAAGTAAGCAGCATAGCCACGTGGGCTGCTTAATCGCTTGATGTTTTCTCTTAGGGATTTGTAGTAGGTTTGCGCACCTTGTACCACACCTTGAGTGATGCCTTCTAACACACGCCCTTGGCTGGCACGATTGAAACGTGTGAGCACCTTGAGCTCTGTGATCATTTCACAGATGTGATTGCCACGCACGTCATAGGGCTTGCCACCTTGACGCACATGTTCCAGCATGGCTCGGCCGCCGGCTAGATTTGTGAATGGCAGTCGATATCGCTCGCCATCTGCTGTTTCCACAAAGATGCTTTCTACATAACGGAAACGTGCATCAGTCTCGCCCAGATTACGATTGTGTCGGATCATCAATCTTGCTTCAGTGGGCTCGCCTGCATAGCTGATTCGGCGTGTGCCATAATAGCCTTCAAACAACCCTTCTTTGATGGCTGCTAAGCCTTGCATGGTGTGCTTGAGCTGTCCCAGATCTTTGGCAGTGTATGTGTAACGATGTGCATTGGCAAACTGGCTCAGGTGCTGCTGGAAATCAAAGAATTCTTCTTTGTCATTGCCTTCCATGGTACGACCCAGATTGTCGCCGTAGAATGCTTTTAGATCGTTGTCTGAATCCAGTATGACCACCATGGTGCCGTAGTTTTTACCAGTGCCGCTGATGTAGTCAAATGTGAATGTTTTGGCATCTTCGCTGTCGCAGACCTTGCCTTGTGCATCCAGCATGTCCGGATGGAAATTGCGTGTGACCAACAGGTCATTCAGTTGCTGCGCGATATTGTTTTGTTGTGCCATGATTGTTTATTTAGTTTCAACGCATGATAGAGATGAATGGCATGGGTTCGATTATGACGTCGCCATGATCCTTGAGATGTGTGTCCAATTCGGTGTGATATGTCTGCAACATCACCAACATACGCACGGCCAGCAATGTGGCCATGACCAAGTCATCAGTTTCTCCGGGTTTGGCAGCAAAACTAGTACCATGTGCCACAAATGTTTTTAGTTCAGAAATCAGCGGCCTGCTCTGTATCTTCATCCTGCCGGATTCTATCAGGATCTTGACCTTGTTGCAGGCCATGATTTTGCTTTTGTTTGTGGTGGTAAACCCCTTGCGGATCCTGCGTCCTGCTGTGCCCTGTACTGAATTGTCGCTGAGAAAGTAGCCCGGAATGTTTTCTTCACCGTATTCTGCAATAGAAATCAACGCTGCTTCACCCAGTGTGTTGTTTTCCACTGAATAGTAAATTTTGCTAGCATCTTTTACTACCGCATTGATTTCTTTAATGATGTCTGCTAGTATTTTGACTTGGGTAGGCACATCTGTACGATCATGCCGCCACTCTGCCACTTGTATGGTGGTGTCAGCTTCGAATACCTGGATGGCACTGGGGTCACCGCCTGTTCCCAGGCTGGGATCCAATGAGACAATATACATCTTGTCTTTTTTGGGTTCTTGGTACCATCGCACCTGCCCGGTCTTACGCAAGGGCTCAATACCTTCAAGATCCAATAATTTGATTGGAGAGATCAAGGTTTCGTCATTGATAATGAATTCGCAACCCATCTCTCGACGGAAACGTTCTTCGCCCAGAGCTGCACGTTGTTGATCGGCCCAGGTGGTGTCACGATCAGGATGCTCATTCCAGTAGCTGCGAAATGCTCTGAATCCGTTAGTGCCCAACACAGTTTGATTGCCGTATTCATCCACTGTTTTGTTGGCACCTTTCCACAAGAAAGCAAACTGATCTTCGTCTGAGTTGGGAGTGCTTGTGATGATGGCTTTACCACCTGTGGCCAGTGTGGGTGATATTGAGGTCCAGAATTCTTTGGCAATAGTTGGACGAACAAATGCAAACTCATCGCAGTACAGCAGCGAAATACTCATACCACGACCGGTATTTTCTGTAGTGGTAGCACTAACAATACGACTGCCGTTGTCAAATTCCAAACTGCCTTTATTGTAGCTGGTTGCACCTGCACGTATGTGATTAGGGCACAGCTCATAGGCATAGCGAATACGTTGCATGATCTCTTGAGCACCTGTGTATTTGTGTGCAGCAATCAACACAGTGCTGTCAGGCACAAACATGGCATACCACAACAAGTAACCAGCAGCTGAAGTTGATTTGCCTGTTTGCCGAGGCATCATGCTGATGCTGTATCTGTAGTTGTGGTAGGTACCAATCAGTCTCTCTTGATATTCAAAAGGAGAATATCGCATCTTGCCACGAATAGGATGTTGAATGTAGAAAAAATGATCCATGAAGTACAATGGACCGGTCACGGGATCAGCACACAGCATGAATTCTGTGATCTCCTGCTCGGTATAAGTCTCGCGACGATGCGGAGCCTTGACCAACACGGTTTCTAAGTTATTTTTTGGCAATATCATCTATTATCTTTTCTGCAAACAACCTATGACCCAAGGGGCCGGCATGCATGCGATCTCTTGCGTATTCTATTTCTTCACGACTTTTGGCAAACCAATCATGTGCGTTGTAGGTCAAACATTTGATCCCCAGTTCAGCACATAGTCCTTGCACAGCCAATCGGTTACGCGAGTTATTTAACTCAGCGTTGCGATCATTTAAAAACCAATTCTTGATAAAATCGTTGGTCTCGGTTCGCCCCGATTCGTGTCCGGGCATGTATGTTTCGTGTGGTAGTGCTCGGTCTTCAGTTATGAGATCAAATCTATGCCGGGGTGGTGCTGCCATCACCACCCATCGGGGGCGCAGTACCGGCAACCAATAACTGGCCAACATAAAACAAGTATCTGCACTAACGCCGCCCCAGGCAAGATTGTAGTTTTTTAGTCCTGTGGCTTGAGACACTAGGTAGGGCCATGTAGTGTTTTCTGGTAAGCCGATACCAATGGTGTAGCTGCATCCTAAAGAAACCATGCTGGCAGCGGCGGGATCAAATTCTTCAGATCTGAATCCGTTGCTGTTTATTTGATAAGTTATAGCGCCTGGTTCGAGCCATCCTTTGCTGCGATAATACTCGTGATATTCAGGATTTTGATTCAATCGTTGGAAATTTTCTTCGGTATCAGTTGGCAACCAGGATACTGTTTGTCCAGCATACTTCATACCAAAATGCCAAGGTGCTTTAATTTTCATTAGCGTTCTCATTTAATATAGTTGCCGTTGCGGGCCATAGATCTGCAAAGCTAATTGATTTTTTTAACAATGCTTCGGTTCTAGTGTGCCAGGTCACGGTGCGTTTTGCGATGTCATCCTGATGTTTAATGTAATCGGGATTTTCCAATGTGCGTCTATAGCTTTTTAACACATGTGTAGATAAGTTTATACGATCATCGTAACGATCAATGATGCGATCTATCTCTTGTATGGCCAATTGTCGTAATTGTAACGAATGCCGACGAATGTCCAATTCAACAGGATCATTGAGCTCACACCAATATATGCCTAGATTTTCTTTGTTGCAAAATTCATAATATTCTTCAAGATCCAATGCACAATAGATAGAATACGCAGGATGGGCATTTACTCTTAGTCCATCTTGTTTCATCTGACGTATATTCTTTACAAATTGTGCCCAGTTGGCCCCGTCCCTGACATATTCAAATTTTTGCTCGTTGGCATTGTCAAAACTGATCTGCCATTCAACATCAGGCCAGGTGCGCAACAATTGATAGATAGGATTTTTAGTGATTTCCATGCTGAGATTTGTTGTGACCATCACACGTACTTTGTCAGGATTTAGATAACTTAAAAATGTATCTAGACCTTTCTGTAGTAACGGCTCTCCACCGCCGAGACTGAGCCCTTGTATGTTGTGCCCTTGTGTTTTTACCAGCTCTATTAAATCCTCGTGGGCGTTTTTCACATGATTAATAGGTATCTTTCGAACACTCTGCCATGCAGTTGATGTTTGCGGATTGCAATACACACAGGTCAGATTACATAGATTGCTCCAATTAACCACAAGATGTTCTAGTTTAAAAAAATCTGGATCGCTGTTGATTGCTGCCAAAGTATCTTCACTCACAATTCTCACAGTCCTTCCACTAGCACCGGTAGTATCTTCCAGCCGCTTGCACCAGGTGCATCCAGAGTGCCATTCACCTCGTGACATTGCCGATCGCATGGCGGCGGCAACGGGCCCATGTATAATTTCTTGTATGGGTGTTTTTTTGTTATTACCAATCATTTCCACGCAATGGAAGCATGGGCTGACCGCGCCAGCTTGATCGATGTTGAGACTGGTCCAAGGTGCTGGACAGAATGTAGGACTATCAGAAATCATTTTGCCACCAACCAGGAATAAGAACTTACTCTAAAAGAGTTGTTGGGTACAGGATTCAGCATGCCATGCCATTGTAATTTTCTGTAGCCAATTGAATCTGGGGTGTTTATCATAATATATCCTGTGTTAGTCACAAACTCAAAAACGTGCCGTATGTGATCTGGATCTTTATACTGATACCATGTGGTACCGATATCAGGAGAGGATCCAATCCAATATAATTGTATGGCTCCCGGTAACTCTCCATCAGTGTGCAAGGGGCATGTGTAGGTGGCCATGTCAATCCAAAATCCAGTATCTAAATATTTTAAATGCTCGCATCCAGTTTGTTCTGCTATGTGGTCCCATTGGGACTTTATGCTGTCATGCCAGCTGCTGATCCAACTCAATTGGTTGTTATTGATTCGTTTTCTTAATTCTCTATTGCCTTCTTCTAATGTGTAATCCAAACTCAGCCAAGGTGTTTGTAGTATCTGTTCAACCAATGATTTGGGCATGAGGTCAGTCACATGGAACAGATTCTGATCTTGATCGACCGCAGTTATTTGCATAAGTGTGCCAACTCCGGCCATAATTTCACAAACCCACCTGATTGGTCTGTGTGATACACATGCTCAATGTTGTGTATATGTTGTTGAAATTGATTTGAAATTTCAGGATTGACTGATTTTACTTGTTGATATGTTGCCAGTGCTTGATCAAAAAACTGCTGCTCTGCTGCGGTAGCAATGCCCAATGCATAAAATCGTTCAATCTCTTGAGTAGCCTGTACTGCTATCTCGGGTCCATGCAAAGTGGGATCTAGATATTCGGGCTGGAATAAACTCTGCCAGAGTACGCTAACTCCTGCTTGTTCAGCAAATTGTCTCAACTCACAGATGCGTGTGGCATTGTAGATATTATATACCGCATGTATTCCGCCCCAATGCCCCTGTGTGTGCATGAGTTGTTTGATCTTGAGAACATTTTGTTTGATTTGATCCCAGGTGGCTCCGTGACGCACATATTCCAGTTGGGCACCGATGTTGTCAAAGCTCATGCTCCAGCCTACTCGATTGCGTTTGGATAGTTTTTGGAATATCTTGTTGTTGTCTAGATCCACGCTCAAATTTGTGATCAAGGTCACGATGGCATTTGCTGGTATTACATCCAACAATCGATCGTTTTCGGGTAGCATGAGTGGCTCACCACCTACTAGTGCCACTTCATGTATGCGATCGTGGTGTTGCGATAGGAAGTCACACACTGATTCATAATAAGGTCTCGTGCCCGATTTAGCTGCGATACCTTTGATCGACGCCCACTTTGAACTGCATGCTTCTCCGCAATAGTTGCAGCTGAGATTGCAGGTGGTATTCCATCGTACATCTACTATCACAGGATAGTGATATTGATCCCCAGCTGTGGCATAGTCAAAGTCGGTATTGACATCATTGTGCCAGGCACGTTCAGAACGGCCGCCAAATCTTTCGGCATTGACACAATTGGAGCAATACTCGTGTGCTTGCCCTTGAGACAAACTACTGCGTATGTGTTTCATCTGGCTGCTGTTGAGGATTTCGATTATACCATGCTGATTCAAGTTGCCCAGCATGTTAGGATTGCCAGCACAACAGGTTTTGACATCACCACGTGGATTGATATGCAGCCCACGCCATGGGGCTGCACAATAGAAATCGGTCATGTAGTATTTACATCCGGACCGCTTGGGCAGATATTAATCGTCTGATGCACCACACTTGGCGCGTTTGGCTCGGGTGAGCGCACCAAAATCCACTGCCCATTCTTTACCCGGTGCCAGTTCTACTGCACCCGGAGGAAACGCAAACTCTACACCAGCTGAGTTCTCGATCATATCAATGGGCAGTCGGAATCGGGTTAAGTCATTGCCTAGATTAGGATATGGTGCTAGATGTGGGAATGCCCATCCGGCTATTTCCCGGGTCTTGTTGTTGATAACAATCTTGTAAAAGCCATTTGGTACTATCACTCCCTTTCCAATTTTCTTGCTTGACGCATCATATGTGCTGCCGGCGATGATGGTATATGTTTGATTGTGCTGCACAGCCCAACCACGCACTGATGTTTCTAGCAATTTCCAGATGCCGCGGTTCAAGCTGCCGGCTTGTGGGCTCATGTTGGTCATCAAGAAACTTTCGTATTCCACCTGTTGATCCCAGCTGAGATCGCCGTCTGGTGCCATGTGTCCTTTGTCATATCCTGTGCCAGCATAGTCATCGGGTGTGGCCCCATTGGTAATGCTTTGATCCACTGCAAAAGCATTAGTACGAGCAACACAACCCAGTGCGTTGGGCGGAGTGAGTGTGTAGGCCACATAGTTAGGGATTTTGGCCTGTGCGTCGTAGGCCACAAGATATGCTTGACGACAGATGGGTTGCAGTTGGCGTTCAGTTTTTGCAAATCCATATGGTTGATGCACTCGGCACATGGGCAACGGATTCGCCGGGCGTTGAGTCCAGGCCTGTGCCAGATTAACGGCTGCGAGCAACAGTACCAAGAGTAGTTTTTTCATGTTAAAATTAATAACCTTTGAAGGGCCGGACTGGGCTGGTGTGATTTACTGATGCAGGTTCTAAGCTGTTTGGCGTGCTTATTTGTACTTTTTTAGCAGGCAAGCCAGCCATTTTCAATGCTTGATCAATCACTGGTTCAACGCTGGCATTAAATCCTGCAATTACTGCATCTTCACCAAATGCTGCTTGTGCAGACCAGGCAGGTAGTTTGTCGGTGATGCCATCTGTTCCGGCATCACTTCTGGCACGGGCCATAGCCACACCCAGTCTGTAGATCTGATATGGGTCGCTGGATTTTACTCCAGGCAACACAAACACATGATTCATGGGATCTGCTTGCTCCGGAGGTAAAGTTTTTTCTTCGGTTATAAACTCTCGAGCTCTCATCTGTAACCCCGGAATGCTTGTACAGGGCTAGTGGTGTTGGTGCTGGGCAATTCTAAACTGCGGAGATCGCCTTTGTTGAGATCCTGGATGTCGGAACCAATGGCCTTGTAGGCCATATTCAGCATGTTTTGTTCTTCCGGCGTATAAGGTGCTGCAATGTTGTATCGACCGGCCCAGGATTCACCATCTATATCAGGCACAAAGGTGCCATCGGTGCTGGCGGCAGCCATCATGATGCGATTTAATTCATACACACGATCAGCATGGTTTGGATCAACAAATTTGTTCAAGCCCACAGTGGCAAAACTTTTGGTCTTGCTCAATCGGCCAATCTGCTGACCTTCGGCAATGAATTCACTGGCACGCATGGTATCTATTAAGACGCGCCGGTCACACCTGCTGTGGCTGATGTTGCTGATCCAATTGCTGTGGCAGTAAAACCGCCTGTACCGGTCAAGATGTTGAGATAATTGCCTGCACCCACATAGTATTCTTGACTGGAGTTGCCGGGCAAAGCGATAGCATTGGCATACAAGTTGCCAGTGGAGATTGGCATGGCAGCATTGGT